TGCGATACACGAAAACCGGAACGGCCGTCGTGGAGATCACGATTGCAAACACGGAGAAATGGACGGCGGAGAACGGCGAGAAGAAAGAACGCACTTGCTTCGCGGGTGCGACGATCTGGGGCAAGTCTGGGGAGGTTTTCGCGCAGTACCACGCCAAGGGCCAGCAATGCCTTGTGCAAGGGTCGCTGACGCAAGAAACGTGGGACGACAAAGAGACTGGCAAGAAGCGGGAGAAAACGAAGATTCGCGTTGATTCGTGGTTCTTCGTTGGTGGGAAGCGCGATGGTGAAAAAGTGCAGGAAACGCCCGCTCCGCGCCAGAATGCGCCCGCCAAGGCACCGCAACCAGGAGAGCCTAGGCCGCTTGTTGGTGAGCCGACAAAACCAATTGAGGACGACGATGAAGATCCGTTTGGCTTCAATGTTGGCGGTAAAGTGCCGTTTTGATCCGTGAACACCAACCAACATTGGACCCGCTCCCCGCGTGATCCGGTGCGACGATCACATGGGCCTCGTTGCTCTGATGGTTGTCCTGGGCGCGCTGGCGTGGATCCGAAGGAATGAACTCAGGCCATGAAAACCCCAAGGTGGATTGAATACCCATTCGGACAAGCCGACTTTGACCGAGACAATCGGCGCGAGGAAAAGCGAAGCTACATGGACGAAGTCCAAGAGGAAAAGCACCGACGCTTTCACTACCTGAAGCGACGGGAAGAAGAGGAACGACAGAACCGAGACAGCTTGTAACCCACGGCAAAAAACCACATACTGACACCAATGAAAAAGACCATCATCGCGGGATTCATCGCAGTGCTTGCGGTCGGATGCACTGTAATCAAAACGCCGGACGGAGCCACGTACCGGAACGGGCTTTTCGCGAAGCAAATCGGGGAGCTTGAAATCGAGAAGCGGAGTGGGACCAATTACACCAAAGTCACGGCCAAGGGCATCAAGTCCGACGCGCAAGCTATTGCGGACACGTTCCAAGCTGGAATGCAGGCGGGAGTCAACGGCCTGAAGGTTTACACCGGGCAGGGCGCAACGGTTCAGAACAGCGCGCCAGCTTTCACCCAGGAACAACTGGAAGACGCCATCCGCCGTGTGTTGATTCGGCAAAGCAATTCTACACAAGCGACTGTGACAGAAGTCAAGCCAAAGTGAGGATATGAAAAAGCGCAAAGCTCCACGAATCAGGACAAAGCCAACTCAAGACGAAATTGAGGAGCGCACTGAATTCGTCATGGAGCTTGAAGCGCAGTACATGCACGAAGGGCAGATAAAGCGGATGTTTCGAGAGAAATACGGCGACGTAAGTCACGTTACAATCAACGATTACAGGCTTCGCGCGCGCGCCCGAATGAAAGAATCCGCGAACGTCAAACCTTCGGACGTAGCGGAACGGGCAATGGCGTTCTATCAAGCTGTGATTCGCGACCCGTGCTCAACCGTCACGGAGCGCATAAAAGCACAGGAACGGATGGACAAGATTTTCGGGATCGAGGCACCATCCCGCAGCGAACTGTCCGGCGTGAACGGCGGTGCGATTCAGATTGAGCAATTGATTGCGGCCAGCGAATTGACGCCGGATGACGTCAAGCGGGCGCTGGCGCAGACGGTAAACACGGGGGAGGATTGAAAGGAACTAAATGAGCGATACACCAAGGACGGATGCGGAAGAATTGAGGCAGTACGAAGACGAAGATGGAAACCCAATAGGGCTTTGGAGGCTTGTGAAGAATGAGCCTGAGTGGGCCGTGAATCAAATCCGCCACCGAGACAAACTCGAACGCGAGCTAAACGCGGCCAACGAGCGGATAAAACAACTCGAAGCCGACGCCTACAATTCAACCCAGAAGATTCAACGACTTGAAGGATGGAACACGCAGAATTGCGCCGACAAGGTGAACCTGATGGAAACGATTCGACATCGTGAGGGTTGGGTTGAGCGGCTGATTAAAGCTGGTGAAAAGTTGTGCGTTAGACGCGGCGACAACGAATCAATCGAAGAGTGGGACGCGTTGGTTAAACGACCAAATGACAGCAGCGCCACAAGCTGAACCGATTGAATTATGGAATGTGCAATTTGTAAAAATTGGTGCCGCGATGGAAGCGCGCCGATAACTGAACACGATAAAAAGTGCCCGAACTACAACCTTGAGAATGAATCTTTAGAGTTGGTTAAGCTGTTAATAAACGGAATGGAGAGATGGGGTTCGGACGAGGATGGAATCCACAAGGATGCATGGGAAGCTTACTTGAAAGCTTTGGTGTTCGTTGGCAATTTAAATGGACTTAGAAACGCCATCAAGTCAGCTGAATGACCGCAGTTGAGACAGCTAGCCTCAAGGAATTGGGCCACGGCATGAGAGCGTCACGGGATCACCCTGGCGCTCTTTCTGCATGGCTGGATCCGAAGTATGAGCCCACCGAGTTCTCGCAACGCGCAATCAGGGCAATCTGCGGAAAGCGTGAGCGGGTAATCATCGTATTGCCACCATCGCACGGAAAGTCTAGGGCAGTTGTGGAATCGTTGACGTGGATTCTCGGGGCGCAACCGCAACACAAGATCACGCTTGCTAGTTGGAGCGACGAGCATGGGTTGAAGACGGCGCGCACGGTTCACGGCAGAATCACGCAGGCCACACGCCTTAAGCTTGTCTTTCCACGGCTCAGGCTTTCAGGGTCGTTTAAGTCGATTAAGAGCATTGAAACGGACGCGGGCGGAGTGCTGTCCACAATCAGGATTGGTCAGCAAGTGCCGATGTGCGACCTGCTTGTGATTGACGATCCGCTTCAGAGCTACGCCGAGGCCGCAAGCGCGGTGAATCGGTCCAAGGTGTGGGATTGGTACGTCAGCGCAGCATTCACCCGGCTGAACGTCGGCGGGCGCATCGTGCTGATTTGCTCACGGACGCATGACGAAGACCTTGCTGGCCGTCTCATCGCGCAGGGCGGGTGGACAGTGATTCAATACAAAGCGATCACAGATGGAGCCGCGCTCTGGCCTTCCAAAGTGCCGTTGGATTACCTCCACAAAACCCAAGCGGCGATTAGTGAATCTCCGTTCCGCGCAACTTACCAAGGCGAGCCAGACAAATGCGATGCGCGGGGATCCACGGCAATGCCTAGGCGCGAGTCGTTCAGGGAGTTCCTTGAACTGGACGCGATGGTTCCGGGCGGGAGTGCATCACGCGAGACGCGGGGCACGTTCACTCGGTTCACACTCGAAGGACGTGAGGCAATTGGCGCGATTGTGGATTGCGTGGACCGAATCCTATCCGAAGGCATCAAAGACGCTCAGGTGGCCATTGCCGGTGGAGCGCAGTGGGGCAAGACGACGATTCAGCACGCGCTCATGGGCTATGCGACTGGGCAGTTGTTTCGAAACGTGATGACGTTCCTGCCGAGCGAGGATCTTGTGTCCGACCTCGTCCAGACCAAGTTTCGCCCCAACGTCGTGGATCAAATGCCTTGGTTTGCCAGCATGTTGAAAATGGGGCAAATCACCAACGAGTCCGGCAAGACGGTCAACCGCATCGGGGTTTACAGCGTCACGGACGGCATTCGGAAAGCGGTCGGCATGTTCGCGGGGCTGAACAAAGTCCCAACGACTCACAGCGCCGACATCGCACTCGTGGACGAGGTCGACGACGTGAATCAGAGCAACGAGAAGTTTGTTGCCGGTCGGCTCACGACCTCCGACCTCCGGTTGATATTCAAAGCTGGGACCCAGCGCGTCCACGGGCGCGGGATGAACAAGGCTTGGAAGGATGGGAGCCAAGGCGTTGTCGAATTGCACTGCACCCAATGCGAACACGCGCAGAACCCCGAGGACTCATTTCCGGGCATCGTGTGCCTTCGCGAGCGAGACGCCACGGAACCGGCGCGGTTGACCTACGCTGGCGACTTCCGGCGCGGTGAAGAGGTTGTTGCGGGCTATGACAAGGCGGACAGCTACTTCCTCGGGTGTGTTAAGTGCGGGGCAGAACTCGACCGCAAGGCACCCGTCTGGCGTCACAAGCGGCTCGACCAAATCAGGCTTGAAAACTGGTCTTTCCGCGTGTCTCAGCTTTCCATTGCGGCTATCGACCTCGGGAAAATCGTCAACGACTGG